CGGCGATACTTGCTGAGTATCAACGCCGTAATGACAGTAACAGAAGAGTAAAGAACTATGGCGACAAAACGATTAGACGATGGCTTCTCGACGATCATCTCGTTGCAGAACGCTCCAGGTATCCACCTGTACGAACGGGACGTTACTCCTCCTGGAATCACCGCTGGCGGTCCAATTGAAACTACCACCATGCGGAATACGACTTGGAGGACAATGAGTCCGCGGGCACTCAAGAGTCTATCTCAGGTGTCGAGTACGGTGGCCTACGCGACGGATGCTTATCCGGTGCTGATTGCCCAGATTGGTGTCAACCAACAGATTACGGTGACGTTCCCCGATGAATCCTACATCCAGTTCTGGGGGTGGGTGGAGGAGTTTACTCCAGCCGCCAATACCGAAGGGGAACAACCTACGGCCAATCTGGTGATTCAGCCCAGCAATCACGACAACAATGGCCTTGAGGTTGCTCCGATCTATAGCGAGACTGCTGCTACCTCGTAACTAGTATGGACACGCTTGAACTGAGTCTTGATCCGGTATCTGTTGCCGTTTCCCTCAGACAAGGAGACCGCAAGGAAGTGGTGCTTGTTTGCGAGATGACCGCTGCAGAGCGCGGAGCTTACCTTGACGAGGTTAGGGAGCGAGTGACACCGGAAGGCAAGGCAATTAAGAGCCTTGCTGGACTTCAGTCGAAACTCCTCTCTCTGTGCCTTCGCAGGGCTTCCGATCGGTCTGCAATCCCAGAACAGGAAATCGAAAAGTGGCCAGCTACCGTGGTGCAGCGATTGTTCGACGAAGCTCAGCGAATCAACGGCTTACTCGCTCAAGACCTGCCAAAAAAAGAGTAACGGGTGAGGCGTATGCTTGGTTCCGGGTAGCGTCTCACCTGGGAATCCCGGTGCGGGAGTTGCGACAGAGGATTACGTTCAACGAGTTCCTCGGCTGGTTGGACTATCTCTCCCAGGAGGAGGAGCGGCTAACAAAGGAGGATCTGTATTTTGCTCAGATTGCTGCGGAGGTTCGCAGAGCGAACGTCAAGAACCCTCGTAGTGTAAAGATTGACCACTTTCTGGTCAAACGCAGCAGCGAGTCTGTCCCCGCTCCCAAGTCCTCCAAGTCCATTTGGTTGTCGGCGGTTGGACTGAACTTTAATTAGCGATCATGGCAACCGCTTCTCAAGTAGCCGGTGCTGTTACAGGTACCCAGTCTCTGGGTACACTGGTGGTGTATCTGACAGCCGACACCACCAAACTGGTTACAGGGATGTTGTCCGCACAAAGGGTCATCGAGACCAGCACTGCGGTCATGACGGCCAGGCTAAAGGCACTCGGCACTACCGCTACGCTCGCCTTAGCCGGCATTGCTGCTCTATCAGTCAAGGAAGCTGCCAAGTTTGAAGCCTCCTTTGCTGGCGTTCAAAAGACAATCAACGCCACAGAGCAGCAGTTTGCGGTTCTGTCCGAACATCTCAGGGCATTAGCAAGGGAGTTGCCGTTCGACGTTAACGAGATCAACAAGCTGGCCCAAGCTGCTGGACAGCTAGGTATCCAGAAACAGCACTTGGTCGAGTTCACCAAGGTCATGCTTGGCATGGCCGTGGCTACCGATTTGACGGCGGAGGATGCTGCAAAGTCGATGGCTCGCCTGGCCAACATCACCGGCATGAGCCAAAAGAACTTTGATCGGTTGGCTTCTGCGATCGTTGCTCTCGGCAATACCTTTCCTCCGACGGAGTCCGAAATCCTAACAATGGCTCTCCGCTTGGGCGGTGCGGGAACGGCCATTGGATTAACTGAGGCCCAAATAGTGGCTCTGTCTTCTGCCTTGTCGGCTGTCGGTGTCCAAGCGGAAGCTGGTGGTACGGCGTTTAGCCAGTTGATGATCCGCATGGGCAAGGCCGTCCAGCAGGGTAGCGATCGGTTGGCGTTGTTTGCCCAGGCGGCCGGCATGGCGTCGAATGAATTCGCACGACTCTTCAAGGAGAAGCCAATGGAAGCCCTGTTGGCATTTACCGAAGGGTTGCGCAAGATGATCGTCAGTGGTCAGGACGCCTTTACCGTGATGGATCGCATGGGGATCGACGGCGTGCGTGTGTCGGAAATCCTCTTGCGTTTGTCTCAAGCCCAAGGGTTGCTTAGATCTACCACCGAGACTGCTACCGATGCGTGGGAAAAGAACACGGCGCTGACTCGGGAGGCAGAGCGCCGCTACGGGACCTTGGTTTCACAGTCTAGGGTTCTTTGGAATCGGATAAAGGACTTGGCGATCATATTTGGGACAGAGTTAATTCCTACGCTAAAGGAACTGATCAAGCTTATCGGGGGACTTGCGGACAGCACATCGACGGCTGGGAAGACATTTCGTCAACTTGGAGCAGCGGCGGCCTTTGCTCTCAATGAGGTTCTGGCCTTGGGCAAGACGTTTTTCTCGCTCGGAGCGTTCATGGTCGAAGCCGGTAAGTCTCCGGTCAAGACGTTCAAGAGCATCATGGACGGATCGATCGCGACAAACGAAACGTTCCAGAAGCTGGATAAGAGTCAACAAGCTCTGTTTGACAACTATAATAAGTTTCTGGAACGGTTGGAGGAAATCGACAAGGCGGCCAAAAAAGGGGTGGGTAGCCTCGAATTGCTTCAGGACACAGCAGAGGAGCCAATCAAGGCCCCGCAAGAGGAACTGCTTGGACCACAATTGGATTTGCAGCGTTTGGACGAGTCTTTGGCCTCCTCCCAGCAGATGATCCAGCGGTTCAAAGAGCCTGGAGTCCTCCTGGCGGAGGAATTGGCCTATCAGCAGGGCCTGTTACAGGCTCATTTGGACGAGGTCAAAATGCTGGCGGCGGAGGAGTTGGCAATTACGGGCAAGGTTAGCGAAGAGAAACTAGGCTTGATTGAGGACTTCAATGCGCGGCTAAAGCAGTTGCTGATGGTTCAGACGCAGTTCGTCTTCAATCAAGCGGCTTCCATGTTTGATAGCCTGGCCTCGATTGCAGAGACGTTCTCCGGAAGACAGTCTGCTCTCTTCAAGACCATGTTTGCGATCTCCAAGGCGTTTGCTATTGCGGAGGCCATTGTGAAGATCCAACAGGGCATTGCCAACGCAGCAGCATTGCCTTGGCCGTTGAACCTATCGGCAATGGCACAAGTAGCAGCAGCGACCGCAAGTATCGTATCCAACATCGCCGCGGTCCACATGTCGGTAACGGGACAAAGAGCGTCAGGCGGACCGGTATCTCCAGGCAAGGCGTTCTTGGTTGGGGAACGAGGTCCGGAACTGTTTGTCCCGGCCCAGGCTGGTAATATCGTTTCAAACGACGACTTGATGTCTAGGGACTTGAAGGTCGTCGTCAACAACTACACCAACGCCCAGCCAGAAGTGCGAGAACGCAACGAAGGTGGTAGTCGGGTGCTGGAGGTCGTTATCAAGCGGGTTAAGCAGGAGCTGACGTCGGAGATCTTGGATGGCAGAGGGGAACTTAACTCCGCTTTGGTCGGTACGTTTGGGTTGCGTCGTGGAGTGACATGAAACGACTATTGGTCAAGCTTAAGCCGAACGTCCCCCAGGATGTTCGGCATGTGCTGCCTTTGGCGACTACCATTCGTCGGCTTTCTAATGGAGTGCTCGTTGCGGAGGTGCCGGACAGTGTAGATTGCAAGGATTGCTGTCGCTGGATGAATCTGCACCCGGACGTAGAGTATGCAGAGGAGGATCGGGAGGTGTATTTGGGTGTACTCCCAAACGATCTGTACTTTGAAGACGGTTCTGCTTGGCACTTGTTCAATTACGGTCAGGATGGTGGGACTCCTGGTGCCGACATAGGAGCCGTCTCTGCCTGGAACAAGAGGACCTACGCTGGAACGGTCGTCGTAGCGGTTGTCGATAGTGGGGCAGACATCAATCATCCAGACCTGGCACGCAATATCTGGAACAATCCGGAACCGGACACTTCGTTAAACGATCTGCACGGCTGGAACGCAAGGAACGAAACGTCGGATGTTTCAGACCTGGACGGTCATGGAACTGCGGTTGCTGGAATCATCGGTGCCATTGGGAACAACAGCATCGGTGTCTGTGGAGTGGTATGGTCGGTGCAATTGATGATTCTCAAGTTCACGGAGGGGACTTCTGGGTTACTGAGCGATGCTGTTCAGTGCATAGATTATGC